TACAGTATCATTATAAAAGGTGTGAGCATTGGGTATGTGTTCAGGGGTATGGTAAGATTATACTTGGAGAAGATACGTTAAAAGCCTATCCTGGTAAATACTTCTACATTCCCACTAAGGTGAATCATCGTATCATGGCAGGTGAAGAAGGTCTTACTATTATCGAAGTTCAGGTAGGTGAGGAATGTATAGAAGAAGACATCGTGAGGATTGAAGATGACTATGACAGAGTTTAGTTACCACATATACGCCAAGGGAGAAGTTCTCTTTTGCAATCTAAGTGAGAAAGATTTTGAAGTAAGATGGAATATGTTGAACAGTATGTGTGGCCCTAGCACACCATTAGGTAAAGAAGCAGGTTTAAGTTTTGAGAGAGTTATGTCATTACCTATACGTAGTGATGATAGTTATTAATGTTAAAACATCATCTTGGTCCAAAGAAAGACTGGAATAAACAACAGTGGTTAGAACATGCACAGATACAAAAACATAATCCTTGGATAGGTGATGAAGATAGAGAATATTGGGAAGATAAAATAAAGGAACTTAGTTGACAAATACCATATATACCGTGTATAATGAATGTGATGAGTTAATTATTCATGGCCAAAGGATTTACTGTTAAAGCATCTGCTCCAAAAAAGAAAGAAGCAGAGTGGGATATAGATGCTATTAAAGCTAGAATGAAGGGAAAGAAGATCGTCTTCTGTCTACCAGGCAGAGGATGTTCTTTTGTCTTTTTAAAGAACTTCGTTCAGCTCTGCTTCGACATGGTTCAGAACAATATGAGTATCCAGATTAGTCAGGACTACTCCTCTATGGTTAACTTTGCTAGATGTAAAGTATTAGGTGCTAATGTACTACGTGGACCTGATCAGAAACCTTGGGATGGTAAGTTAGAGTATGACTATCAGTTGTGGATTGATAGTGACATCGTATTTACATCAGAAAAGTTCTGGCAGTTGTGTGACCTTGCCGTACCTGCTGAAGGTGACGAAAGAGGTATCACTGCTGGATGGTATGCTACTGAAGATGGTAAGACTACTTCTGTTGCACATTGGTTAGAGGAAGACGACTTCCGTAAGAACGGTGGAGTTATGAACCACGAAACCGTAGAGACTATCTCTAAGCGTAAGAAGCCTTTCACCGTAGACTACACTGGTTTCGGTTGGGTTATGATTAGGAATGGTGTTTTTGAAGACGAGAAGATAAAGTATCCTTGGTTTGCTCCAAAGATGCAAGTGTTTGAATCTGGTGCTGTTCAAGACATGTGCGGAGAAGACGTTAGTTTCTGTTTAGATGCTATCGAAGCCGACTATGAGATCTGGTGCGATCCTCGGATACGTGTTGGACATGAAAAAACAAGGGTACTTTAAATTATGGCAAAGTCTACTGGAGTTCTAGGGAACGAGATTAAGGAGGCACGTCCGAAGAAAACTCGGCAAGGAAGAGGTAAGCACACCAAATATGCGGCCTCGTCTCGAAACAAAGCAGCAAAGAGATATAGGGGACAAGGATGATAGATTATGATTTAATCAACGAGAAACTCAAAAGCGGATTAACACTCCGCTTTGATGTAGGTCTCTCTTTTAATATGCCTAACGCTACCCAATGGTTACGTAATGACCCAAACGTCTATGTTATTGGAATCGAACCACATCCTAATAACTTTAAATCTTGTTGCTCGCACTTGGAGACTCTCGATGCGGGGGATAGATGTTACCTTATTGAAGCTGCTATTTCTGATGTCGATCAATCCAGAGAAAAAGATTTCTACGGACTTAGTGGAGATCCTGGCACTAGTTCTCTTTGTAGACCAATTGGACGTTTTGAAAACCTCGTTGACAGGGTATATACCGTCGAAACAATTAGTTTAGCATCAATTTTAGATAATTTAAAATACGAAAAGGTATCAGTACTCAAAACCGACACGCAAGGTAACGATTTAAAGGTACTTAAGAGTGCTGGAGATCATCTAAAGAACGTAGATTTCATCTATGCAGAGTATGATGAGTCAGAAGACTATGAAAATGCTAATACAGGTGAAGAGTTAGATAAATTCTTAGAAGAGAGTGGGTTTGAATGCTATGATAAGATCTATGTTGCAGAAAGAAATGGTAAATTAGTTGATTGCGAGTACAGAAATGTAAATAGTACTGCAGATAAATCTGGTCCACGTTGGAATTCTAACTAAAATGGAAGCTCAAAACGATTTTTTAGACAACTTAGCAGCTGATCAGCATAACAAGATGCTGAGAGAGATATGGGAAGACGATTTAACCCCTAGAAAGAAGAGAATCCATGATGGAGAACTCCATGAAAGGGCAATAATACAGGATTTAGAGAACGAAGATCCATATGCACAAGACGGAGAACTTTGGAATCCGAATAAACACGCTAAATAATAAAAAATATTAGCGTATAATGCCTGTCCAACGAGTCTCACGTACTTTTAAGGACATTTCACTGTCTTTCGTACCTCATCCTGTCACTAGGGACGTGATTCCCCTTAAGAATGAGAATGCGATAGCTCGCTCTGTCAAGAATTTAGTACTAACACATTTACAGGAACGTCCTTTTAACCCATTTTTGGGTTCAAGGTTGGGTGAAAGTCTATTTGAACTGATGGATACTTCATCGGCATCGCTTATAAGTGAAGAAATCACTGAAACCATTGATAATTTTGAGCCAAGAGTTAAATTAAGGAATGTAGATGTCATTCCTTACTATGATTCTAACGCATTTGATGTAACTATTGTTTATGATATTGTTGGGATTGAAGCTCAACCTCAATCACTCAATTTTCTATTAGAATCATTTAGATAAATGCCATTAACTCAATTTACAAATTTAGATTTTGATCAAATAAAGACTCAGATTAAAGATTATTTGAGGGCAAATTCTAATTTTACCGATTTTGACTTTGAAGGATCGAATATGTCGGTCCTAATAGACACTCTTGCGTATAATTCTTACATTACTGCGTATAATAGCAACATGGTTGCTAACGAAGTCTTTATTGATAGTGCAACTTTAAGAGAAAACGTTGCTTCTTTGGCTCGTAACGTCGGATATACACCTAGATCGAAGCAAGCAGCAACTGCGAAGGTAAGTTTTTTCGTTGATACGTCTGGATATTCAGTACAACCTCTAACTTTAACATTAAAAGCAGGAGTTGTAGCTGTTTCTAACACTTTTGCAAGTGAAAATTATAGTTTTGCAATAATGGATGATGTAACAGTACCTGTTGTTGATAATATTGCAACTTTTACTGATGTCAATATCAAAGAAGGGTCATATTTAACTAAAACTTTCACATATAGGGAGACTGGAGACAATGTTCCTATTGAAAAGTTCATTTTACCCAACCAAGGAGTAGATACATCAACAATTAAGGTATCTGTATCACCAAATAATACTGCAACTAACCTAAGAACGATTTATAAGTTAACTAATAACATTGTTGACGTTACAAACACATCTTTAATCTTCCTTTTACAAGAAGTTGCTGATGAAAAGTATGAAATACTCTTTGGAGATGGAAAATTTGGTAAAAAACTTGAAGATTCTAATTTTATAACAGTAAATTACATTTCTACTAGTGGTGAAAATTCAAATGGAGTAAATTCCTTTACATTTACTGGTATTATTCAAGATAATTCAGGAGTTACAGTAACTGACGGAATTTCTTTACTTACAACGACTCAAAAAGCAGAAAATGGATCTACAATTGAGTCAATTCAGTCAATTAAGAAATATGCACCTTTAGTTTACTCTGCTCAGAACCGTGCGGTGACTGCAGATGACTATAAAGCAATTGTTACCAAGATTTACGCTAATACAGAGTCAGTTTCTGTTTATGGAGGTGAAGATACAAGTCCTCCACAATATGGTAGGGTCTTTATTAGTATAAAACCTAAAAATGGTAAATATTTGTCCCAAATTGAAAAGATTGAACTTAAGAACAAATTAAAGCGTTATACAGTAGCTGGGATTCTTCCAAACATAATAGATCTTAAATATCTTTATGTTGAAATGGATAGTAGCGTATACTACAATGCTAATGCTACAAATAGCATTAATGCTCTTAAGACAGAGGTTGTTAATACCTTAGATACTTATGCTAGGTCAAGTGATTTAAACACGTTTGGAGCACGATTTAAGTTCTCTAAGGCATTGAACTTAATTGATAAAACTGATAGTGCTATTACCTCTAATATCACTAGAATCTCTATGAGAAGGGATTTAAGGCCTGCTTTGTCAGATTTAGCAACATATGAACTTTGTTATGGTAATGCTTTTAATGTTAATTCATTAAATGGTTATAATATTAAGTCTTCTGGATTTACTGTAAGTGGTATAAGTGGAATTGTTTATCTTTCTGATATTCCTAATGCAGATAGGAAGAGTGGAAGAGTAATTTTATTCAAACTACTTGCTTCTAATCAAGTTGCTGTAGTTAGAAACAATATTGGAACAATAGATTACACTAAAGGTGAAATACTACTTAATGCATTGATTATTACATCTACTGTATTAAGTACTGATCAACCACTCGTACAAATCAGTGGCACACCTAAATCCTACGATGTAATTGGATTACAGGATCTTTATTTGCAACTAGATAATAGTAACAGTTTGGTTACTATGGTTTCTGATACTATATCTTCTGGTGCTGACATATCTGGATCTAATTATATTGTTAGTTCTAGTTTCCCTAACGGAAGAGATGATCGTGAATCTCCTTTAGTAAGAGGATTACCACAGTATTCAACAATAACTGGTACTGAAGCGTATACTGTACAGGAAGTTGATACTTCTTATGCAAGCACTTATACCACTTCTACAACATTCAATTCTACTGAAGTAACAGCTAGTTCATCCAACGGCGGATATTAATACTAATGATAGAAACAAGAGCCAAAACTTATTCGGTAGTCTCTAATCAGATTCCTGAACAAATTAGAAGTGAGTCTCCACTGTTTGGAGAATTTTTGCAGCAATATTATAAATCACAAGAAGCACAAGGAGCACCTATAGATCTTGCTGAGAATTTAGATCAATATATTAAGAATGATTCATTTCGTCAACAGGATCTTGTCACATCTACTAATCTAGATGGGGCAATAACTGCATTTAGTACTACTATTGAAGTTAACTCTACAGTTGGTTTTCCAGATCGTTACGGATATTTAAAAATTGATAATGAGATAATAACATATACTAGTAAAGATAAAAGACAATTCTTTGATTGTAAACGTGCTTTTAGTGCGATTACATCTTTGTTTAATAATGACGAAAGTGATAGACTTACATTTACTACATCATCTTCTGCAGCACACGTTGATGATAGTGTAGTAACTAATTTAAGTAATCTATTCCTTATTGAGTTTTTCAGAAAATATAAGGAATTATATGTTCCTGGTTTGCAGGATAGATCTTTTGTTACTGGACTTGACCAATCTCTTTTTGCAAAGCAGGCTAAAGACCTTTATACAACAAAAGGTACTGATGATTCATTTGAGATTTTGTTTCGTGCTCTTTATGGTTCAAAGGCAACGATTGTAAAACCATATGAGAATACAATCAAACCTTCTGATGCAGATTATAGAATAACAGAAGACTTAGTGGTAGTTTCTCTTTCTGGAGATCCTTATAAACTTATTGGACAGACATTATATCAGGATGCAGTTCCTGGCGTTCTTAACTATTCATATGGTTCAATTGCTAACGTTATCTCATACAATAGAGAAGGAAATATATTATATCAAATAAGTCTAGATGCTGGTTCTGATAAAGATATTAGTGAGTCTGGTTCTATCTACGGTAAATTTAGTGTTACTCCTACTACAAGAACTGTAACTAGTGAGATTTCTAATGCTAATACAATTTACGTTGATTCTACTGTTGGATTCCCTTCTTCAGGAACTTTAATAATTAATTCAAAAGAAGTCAAATATACTAGTATTACTACAACTCAATTCTTAGGACTTTCGGGTAATACTTCTGCTATCAGTAAAGATGCTTTAGTTAGATTAAAATCCAGCATTTACGGATATGATGATGATGGAAATAAAATAACTGTAAGAATCACAGGTGTTGTTTCTGACTTTGTAATTCCTGGACCAAGTAATCAAATGGTTACTGGGGATTCTATTGATGTGCAAAACCTTGGTATTTTAGAAGATACAAATAAATCATTTACAGAGTGGATTTATAATGTTCCTAATATTTTCAATATAGAAACTGTTGAAGATATTGGTAACGGTAATATTAAGATTACTTGTCCAGAAGTACATCTTTTGTATATTGGTGATAAAATAACTCTTATTGACCAAACAACTCTTGCAGAAAGTAGTGCAGAAGTTGTTGATGTACCTTCTAATAAGATTGCAATTCTTAGTGGTGTTGGTTTTATAGATCTAGCACATATATTTAAAGGAAGGAATGAATTAATAAGGGCTGAAGTACTTCCTGCTGTCAAGCAACCAACCTACAAGTTTAGTTCAAATGTTTCTAATGCATATGATTTAAATGTAGTTGGTATTGTTAGTGGAGTTCCTTACGCTGGACCTTATCATGAGCATAATGGTAGGAAAATGGTGGGGCCAACTCATACATATGCTTCACATGATTTTATTGAAGGTAAACCAGAACATCAAACTTATGTAACTTCTGCGTCTATTCCATTCTATGCTAATCAACAACTTAATGCTGATTTAAGAGGTATTTCGGTAAAAGTTGCTGCTACTTTTGCTGGTGAAACAATATCTACTTCTAGAAGTCATGACTTTATTACTGGTGATGAAGTTTATTATGTTCCAGGTACAACAACAACATCTGCTTTGATTGATGGAGTTGTTTCCACCTCTACAACTACTTTACCACTTTCTCCTTTAACTGAAGGTTCATACTTTGCATTTAAAATTGATGACCAATCCTTTAAATTAGCATATTCTCGTGCAAACATCGATGCTGGTAAATTTATTGATCTAACTGGTAATAGTGCTGGTATCACTACACATGAATTTGCAAGTAGATTACAAGATAAAGCTATTGACTCACAAAGACTTGTAAGAAGGTTCTCTGAACCTGTATTTGATTCTTCTGGCGATGAATTTACAACAATACCTGGCGAAAAAACGGGTATGTTTGTAAATGGAGTTGAACTTGCAAATTATAAGTCAAGAGATGCTATTTACTATGGAGAACTAGAAGGAGTTAACGTTCTAAATGGTGGATCTGGACATGATATTATAAATCCACCAGAATTGCTCATTACTGATAATGCAGGTGTTGGTGCTACTGGACATGTTAATGTAAAAGGTTCTTTTGAAAGAATAGATGTAAAATATGCTGGATTTGATTATCTAGAACAACCACAAATCACTATTAATGGTGGTAATGGTGTTGGTGCTAAAGCAGAAGCTAAAATGAAGCAGGGAACACATTCTGCTTCTCTAGACGTAATAGTTGGTATTAATACAAGTGATAATATAGTTGGTTTTACAACATATCATTTATTCAATGGTGGTGAAAGAGTATTTTATCGTCAAAATAATGGTACTGCTGTTGGAACAGGTACAACAACCTTGGGTGATGGATCAGTCTACTTTGTAGGTCTTTCTAGTAATACTGCTATCACTTTACACTCTCATTATGATGATGCGATTGCAGGTATTAACACCGTAGACCTTTCTGATAAAGGATCAGGTACTCAAAAGTTTGAAAGTGTTAAAAAGAAGAATATTGTTGATAAAATTTTCATAACCAATTCAGGAACTGGTTATGAGTATAAAAAAAGAAGCGTTATTGTTACAGGAATTAATACTTCTACTAATTCCATCAATATTAAAGATCATGGATATCAAAATGGTGAAATTTTAACTTATGAAACTACAGGAACCGCAATTAGTGGTTTAGTAACTACAACACAATATCAGGCTATTATTGTTGATAAAAATAACTTTAGAGTTGCTCTTGCTGGTGTTGGAGGCACTTTAACAGAGTCATATGATAATGGAACTTATGTTAAGTTTACTGGAGTTGGAGTTGGAACTCATATCTTCAATTATCAACCAATATCAGTTTCTATAAGTGGAGAACTTGGTGTATCTTCATCTTTAGGTGATTATCAAGCAACTATGATCCCTGTTGTAAGAGGATCCGTCACTTCTGTTGATTTAACTCAAAATGGAACAGGATATGGTAATTCTTCTATTGTAAGTTATAACAGAACACCAAGTATTGATTTCCTTGCTGGATCTGGTGCTGAACTTAGACCAGTTGTCCAAGATGGTAAAATTGATCAGGTAATTGTCACTAGAGGGGGTACTGGATACAATTCTCCTCCAGAAATCATTACATCTGGTATTGGTACTTATGCAACTCTAACTCCAGTCATAGAGGACGGTGTAATCACCTCTGTGACCGTTGTAAGTGGTGGTGTTGGATTTGTTACGGATAGATCTTTCCTAAGCGTAGAGACTGCTGTAGACGCTGCTGGTAGAACCCCTGTTATTGAGCCTCAAGTTAAGGCATGGGAGTTAGATAATGTAAAACGCTACAAATCACTCATAAAACTAGATGATGGTTTTATGGAGCCTAGCACTGCGACATTTGGGTCACAATTTACTCATTTATACGCTCCTAGAAAATTAAGAGAAATGCTTCCTTCTCTTAAGTTAAATGGTAAGAAAGATTATGGTACATATGATCTAGAGTATGAAAATGCTGAAGAAGTATCTTCAAATCATTCACCAATATTAGGATTTGCATATGATGGTAATCCAATCTATGGTCCTTATGGATTTGCTAATATTGATGGAGGTACTATTAGAAGAATGGTTCCTGGTTATGAATTAAACGCTACTAGGCAACTTGGTCCTAGTGTTGGTGACTGGGAGTTAGGTTCATTTACTAATGATTATATATTTACTAATAAAGGTGATCTAGACAAGTATAATGGTCGTTTTTGTAAGACTCCTGATTATCCAGAAGGTACTTACGCATACTTTGCAACTATTGATAGTTCTTCTCAACAGGACGCTACTTTTGATAAGTATTTTACTCCAACATTCCCTTATGCGGTTGGAGAGGCATTTAAGTCTAAACCAGACACTTATAACTTTAGTCCAGACTCAATAACAACTAAAGTTGATTTAGATAAAGGTGGATACGTAAGAAACATCTATCCATATAAACTTTCATTTAATGCTAGTGATTATGAATATGTAAAACGTCCAGATAAGAATATTGATGATTTTGCATCCATAGTTTATGCAGCTACTGGAGGTATAGAGTCTGTTAATGTTGAATCAGGTGGAGTTGACTATAAAGTTGGTGATAGAATAGTATTTGATAACACAGAAACTGGTGGTTCTAATGCATCATCAAAAGTAACTAAGATTGGTGGAAAGAAATTAGTTAAAATAATTTCTTCTACTACTAAGAAAGAAAATGTTACTTTTGAAGTACTTAATGATAAAAAGACAATTGTTGCTAAAACTCCTGCACCTCATAACTTCAAAAACGGCGATTTTGTTACTGTCTCTGGAATATCATCTCAATCTATAATTAATATTGATGGTGTTTATACTATTGGTGTTAATACATCAATGTTTAAATTAGCTACTGGTATTGGTAGTACAGGAACCACTGGTATAGTTACCTTTATTTCTATTAACGGTGATCCTTCTGTTTTACAATCAGATGATGTTATTGGTATATCAACAGAACAATTATATGTTGTAAACGTTGATAAGTTTAATTCTAGAATTAGAGTAATAAGAGAATATGGTGGAACAGTAGGAACTGCTTATACTCAAGGATCAATTATTGAAGAAAAACCACGAGCTCTTACTATTAATGCTGGTGTTAACACAGATAAAGAAATTAAACTTCAAAAGAGCACTTACTTTAATCCATCAGAAGTAGTAGGTCTAGGAACTACTGCAGGGGTTGGAATTAATAGTGTTATATCTGTAAGTGCTCCTGGTTTAGCAGTTGGTGTTGGTACTTCTGTTGCTATTCCATCAAGATCAATTTATATTTTAAATCATGAGTTTACTACTGGAGATTCTTTAACTTATTCTGCTGGTGGTGGAACTGTTGTATCAGTTTCTACTGATGGTATTAATAACTTCAATCTTCCTAGTCAAGTATATTCGATTAACTTAGGGCAGAATATAATTGGATTAACATCAATGCCAGTTGGAATGGGATCGGAAGGTGTCTTTGTTGGTGTTGCTTCAACTGCTGCAGAACAACTTTATTTCCATAGTGTTGGTACTGGAGTAACTCATTCATTAACAACTCAAGATACTCAGTTAACTGGTATATTAGAGAAAGTTGTAGTTACTGCAACTGCTACTACTGCTCATGGTCTTGGAGTTGGTGATACAGTATTCTTAGATGCATTACCTGGAATTACTACATCATATACTGTTAAGTATAATGATTATAATAGAAAGACTACAGTAGGATTATCAACTTTCGTACAAGGAGATGTTAATACCACTAATAATACTATTAGTATTACAAATCATGGTCTTAATACTGGAGATCAAGTCATATATGAATCAACCAGTGTGGTATCTGGTTTAAGTGCTAATACATCATATTATGTAATTAAAGATAGTTCAGATAAACTAAGATTAGCATCAAATTCTTATAATGCTAATATTCAATATCCATTAGCAGTTTCTTTAGCTTCTACTGGAGGAGCAGTAACACATTCTCTTCTTCCTATTAACCCTCTTCTTACAGTTACGAGAGGGCAAAAATTAGAACTTAATGTTGCTGATAGTTCCTTAGGAAATGTTTCAGGTGGTACAACTTATTCAGCGTTCTCAGTTAATTTCTATAGAGATCAAGATTTTAAACACGAATTCCTTACAGTAACACCTGATCAATTTGATGTTACTTCTAGTGGAAGTGTTGGTATAACTGGAGGAAAAGTATTATTACAGACTAATGCTAAGACTCCTGAAATACTTTATTACAATTTAACTCCTGTTAATCCAGATAGAATTACTACAGTTCAATCTGAAATTGATGTTGATAAAACGGTTAATAATTATAATACTATCAAGTTAGTTGATTCTCTTTATGATGGTAACTTTAAGATATCTTCTGTAGGATCAACAACGTTTAGTTTTAATATTCCAAATGAACCAGAAACAGCAAGTTATACAAATATAACTGCTCGTTTATCATATGAAACTTCTTCTGCTGGTGCTTTAGGGCCTATTGCAGATATTAAGATAACCAATAAAGGATATGGTTATAATAGTATTCCTGGAGTTTCTACTGTAAGTAGAACATTTACGGGAACTGCTGCTACAACTTATGGCAATGGTTGCATCTTAAGAGTAGAAAGTAATTCAATTGGTAAAGTACAAACAACACATATTACCAATCCTGGTTATGAATTCCCATATGACAAAACTTTACGTCCAACTGGAGCATTACCAAGTCTATTTAAAATTGATAGGTTTAGAACCTTAGATCATATTGGAATTACTTCTGGTGGACACAATTATTCTATTGCACCAAAGTTAATTGTTAAGGATAGGGTTAGTGGGTCAATTTTAGATGAATGTGATATTACTACCGAAGTAAGGGGATCCGTTGGTGTTTCTAGTGCTACTATTAAGGAAAATACTAAGAGACTTCAAGATCCTAAACCAACCATAATACCTATTCATAACTCTAATGGAGTTGGTATTGAAACTGTTGGATTTACAACTACTTCTGCAACAGTAGAACTTACTCTTGATACTGATTTCTCTGTAGGACAAGATTTCCCATTTGCTGTTGGAGACAAAGTTTTAGTTGAAGGTGTTGGTATTGCTACTACTGGATTTGGATACAACTCTAGTGAATATGATTATAACCTCTTTACTCTTAATTCTATTACTCCTAACTTTGGTGGTGCTGATCCTAAAGTTACTTTTGTTCTAGAAAATGATAATCCTGGTGAATATGACCCAGATGCATCTGCTGGTAGGATAATACCAGAAAAACATTTTCCTGGTTTTGAACCAGTGACCCTAAAAGGTGATTTTAATATCAAAGAAAAAATTACTCAAGAAACTCTTACTGGAACTAAGACTGGTACTGTTATTGGATGGAATAGAAATAATAATACATTAAGAGTTGCTACTGGTGATGTATTTGAAGAAGGTAAGCAAATTGAAGGTGGTTCATCTAATCAAGTTGGATTCGTACAATCAATTGAGAATTTTGAATCTACTTTTGATGTAGGGCCTCTTGTAGAACAAAGACAAGGAAATCAAAATATAACTGGGTTCTTGAATGATTCAAGACAAAGAATACCAGATAATGATTATTATCAATCATTTGCATATTCAATCAAATCACCTGTTCAATATTCTACTTGGAAAGATGTAGTTAGCGAAATAACTCATACTAGTGGATTCAAGAAGTTCTCTGATATGCAGATTGAATCTTTTGATGGAAGACCAAATGATGCAGATGAGCAAGGTGATGGTTCTTATGGTACTGGGGGAGTAGGATTCCCTAATCCTGGTAGGGGTGCTGCTTCTGCATCTGTTGGTATTCAAACAGTAGATATTAAAGTTGATTTATCATCAGTAAGTGATGTTGGTACTAAATTAGATTTTGATAATGCTTCAGAATTAAGTGTTGAAGTTGCTGGTATTAGTAGTGCAAATCAAATAACTGTTTCTAAAGAGATTGTTTTAGATAATAAGATTCTTACTGATTATGAGGAAGCAAGAACTAACAGAGTTCTATCAATTGATGATGTTGGCGATTTATTCTCCAGCACTCCTAGAACAGACCCCTTTGAGAAGTTTGATTTTGTAAACAAAGATACCTTCTCTGCCCACAGATACTTCTATCATGTAAAAGATACACGTTATACTGGGGAGACTCAAACTGGATTCTTCAATGTTGTCCAAGATGGTACTTATGCATATATTAACCAGTATAGCATTGATAGTTCTGGTTTCTTAGGATACTTTGATTATGTCTTTAGTGGTGCATTTGCTAACCTTAATTTCTATCCAACTAAATTTGAATTAAACAACTATGTTATTGATTTTATTTCTGTTGACTTTAACAGAATGTCTGGTGTTGGAACTGGTGCTGTTACTGGAATTGGATCTACATCTATAGGAGATTTAGTCACAGTTACTGGATTTACGACGACTACTGCTATTGGAGCAGCAAGTAGTATTCTTGGCATTAGTTCAACTAACTCTGCGGCTAATAAAGTAATAGTTGAAGTTGTGCAAACTACTGCTGGTATCGCTACTCATCAGTTAGCAGAAATTAATATTGTTCATGATAATAGTGGTAATGATTCTGGTACAGGATTTGTTGATTATGGTGCTTTCTGTAGTGGAGGAATGATTGGAACATTTGGAGTTGAAACAAATGGACCAACTAATTTAAATTTCTATCCAAATGCTGGTGTTAATACTACATGTGCAGTTAAGATTGTTGATTATGAATTTAATTCCAATGCTACTGGAGTTGGTTCTACAACATTAGTAGAAGGAATGATGGAGTCATTCTATACTTCTATTTCTGCTTCTGCAACTCCTGGACAAAATAATATTTGTGGATTTACAAGCACAGAGTATGAAGGTGCTCATTTCATAATCAATGTAGAAGATACAACTAACAGTAAAGCATCTCTTAGAGAAATGCTTGTTTCTCAATCCAGTGATGGTATAATTGCTCAAGCATATTCTTCAGAGTATGGTGAAGTTCTTACCTATGATGATGATGGCAATGGATTGGATGTTGGATTAGGAACTGTTGGTGCTGGTTTCTCAGGTAGTGATTTCTGTGTTTACTTTACACCAAATGAAAACATAGCAACTAAGGTAAGAGTATATGGACAAACTGTAGAGAATCAAAGATCTAGTGGTATTACTACTCTTGGAATAGGAGATGGTAATTCAATTGGTCAATTCCGTACTGGGGAAGGTACTTATAGTGGTACTCTTTCTGTTGTTAAACGTAACTTTAATCTTACTCATAGAAACAGGCCAATCTTTAGAAAGGTTTGGGATCCTGAAATTGATACTTCAGTTATTAGTATTGATGCAAATACCATTCAACTTGCAGATCATTTCTTAGTTAGTGGTGAGAAACTTACATATGCTTATGATGGAGCTGGTATTGCTACAGTTGGTGGTGTAATTGGAACTACTGTTTATGCTGTTAAAGTTAGTGAAGATTTAATTAGATTAGCACCTACAGCATCTGATGCTCTTGCAACACCTCCAACAGTTCTTGGATTTACTACAGTTGGAACTGGTAATAGTCATTCTATTACATCTCATAAGCAAGACACTAAGTGTTTAATTGCTCTTGATAACAATATCCAATCACCAATTGTTTCTACTGGTGTTACTGTTGGATTGGTTAGCACCATGAATGCTTCGCAGGTTAATGCTCAGATAACAAACGTTGCTTCAATGGTTGGTGGTGAGATAATAAAAGTTGATGATGAATATATGAGAGTTAAATCTACTGGATACGCTGGTATTGCAAATCAGTTATTAGTAGATAGAGGATGGTTGGGTAGTGATCTTGGAGTTCATACAGTATCTTCTGGTAATAATCTTGTAGTTACTAAGTATGATGGTAATTACACCATATTAGGTAATTCACTAAACTTTGTAGAACCTCCTTATGGTGAAGAGGGCTATGCTGGATTACAAACACGTTCTACTTTCCAAGGAAGATCATTTATCAGAACTGCAGAGTCTGATGATAATGAGGCTTACAATGATAACCTCCTCTTTGATTCTATCTCTAAAGATTTTACTGGTATTGCTAAGACATTTACGTTAACAAGTTCAACTTCAAATGTTGTTGGATTCTCTACTAATAATGGTGTATTCTTGTTAAATGAGATATTCCAAGGTCCAGATGTTGACTACACTTTAACTGAAGATACTAGTGGAATATCATCCATTACATTTACAGGAACTGCTTCATCAGTAACAGCAGATTTGAATGTTGGTACTCTTCCTAGAGGTGGTATTCTTGTTAATGTTGGTTCATCAGAAGGAATGGGATATCAACCATTAGTTGCTGCTGGTGGTACTGCTGTTGTTTCTGGGTTAGGAACTATTGAGTCAATATCTATTGGTAATAGTGGTAGTGGATATAGAATTGGTATTCAAACTGTTTATGTTGGAGTAGGTACTTCAGGTGCTACTGGATATCCAAATATTGTTTCTATTGGTACTGCTGTTGTTGAAAGTGGATACGTTGTAAGTATTGGAGTTACAAATGCTGTGGCTGCTGGATATACTTTTGAAAATCCACCTAAAGTCTTTATTGATGCACCTACTGGATATGATAATGTACCTTTAGTTGCTGCTGGTGGTTCTACTACAAGTGGAGTAGATGCTACCGTTGATATTACAGTTGGTTTAGGTAATAGTGTAACTCAATTTAGGATTAATAATACTGGACGTAACTATGCCGTTGGTGATGTATTAACTGTTCCTGCTAATACTGCAAACTTTACTGGTATTCCAACAACTGGTACACCTGCAAACTTTAAAGATTTCCGCATCATTATTGAATCAGTTCATGATGATAGTTTCTCTGGTTGGACATTTGGACAATTAGAAGTACTTGATAACTTTAGTCCATTCTTTGATGGAGTTAAAAAATCATTTACAATAAACAAGGCAGGAGTTCCTGTTTCACTTAGATCTGCTAAAGGATCACCTATTAGAATTCAAGATAATTTACTTATCTTTATTAATGATATTTTACAAGATCCTGGTGTTTCTTATGAGTTTAAGGGTGGTAGTGTTATTGATTTCCTTGAAGCACCTAAAGAAGGCGATAGTTTAAAGGTTTATTACTTTAAAGGATCTGCTACAGACTCTGTATTTGTTGATATTATTGAAACTATAAAGAAAGGTGATAAGATTCGTCTTCGTGATGAAGCCACTAAGTCTTCAACCTTTGGATTTGATCAAACTGAACGTATTGTTAGTGGTATTCAAACCTCCGATAAGTTCAGCACTATTCAGTACTTTGGTCCTGGTATCACCACCAATACTGCTATGGAACGTCCTATGACGTGGATCAAGCAAAAAGATGATATTGTTGTTGATGGTGTATATGTATCTAAAGCAAGAATCATTAATGAATCTGCTATTACTCCTTCTACTAGAATTATCAGTAATGTTGGTGTTGGTTCTACAACAATCTATGTTGAAA